GGTCAGTCTTACTTTTGGAGAGTGCGTATGATCCATTGTTACCCCCACCGAGCATAAGAAACTCAGAAAGAACACTACGGGCAATGTCATGTTGGTAACGCCTAACAATGGGGTCAATATCTAGATTACGAGTCCCTGAACTGGACATTAACTCTACATCTACTAGACGTACATTAGTAGGACTACCATCCTTATCAGGGTAAGTGTCACTAGGGGTGATTATGTAGCCTTGTTCGTTGAACTTTACATCACGTAAGATTTGCTCAAGATTGGCAACAAAACCAGATTGTGCTGCTGTAGCATCCCCAGAGAGGTACTCAGAAGGAATACGAGCTACAGGGATACCTGCTAACTCACGTTCCACTGCTATGGCTTCTATAGACTGTAGGTTGTTTAAGTATTGGTACGATGTGTAAGCATTGCGTAGGATACTACGACCACTGGGATCACCGTTAATAGAAGTAGTTCTATAATAGAGGCTTTTGTTAGCTGGGATGTAGTGTTGAGAAAGTGCATAACCTGTATCCTGATAAAGCCCTAGTACTTCGCCTGTCTTGGTGTCTACATCAAACCTAGAGACTGTCCAAGGCGCACGACAAACAATTTTACGGACACCCATGCGCCCGTCAGTATACTTACTATACTTTTTATACGATTGCTTAGTAGGCCCAACACGGCGCTTATAGACAACCTCAAACCAAGCAAAGCCATACGACAAGCTTGATAACGCTTCCGCAATGTGGTCATCAAGCGAATGTTCCATGTCATCAAAGACACTCTCCACAAACAGAGCTTCATTCTTAGCTTCTTCAGTATCATTAGCTGGTTCAACCTTGAGTTTGACGTCTCTAAGTACTTGTTCAGCAGCATACATAACTGCGCCAATAGTACTGTCATTATCTCTCATTTCCCTATATTTACGGATAGCAGCCTTGCCACGTAACTCAGGAATAAATTCATCAGACCTTATCTGACCATTACGGACGTTCTGTCCACTGACCCCTAGTGTTTGGGTCGCTTTAGTTTTACTCAATCTTCTGGGCATTATAGGAGTCCCTTAGCACTAGAATATGCTAGTTTAAGTTGTGGCTTTGCGTACCCATTAAGACTAAGGTCGGTGATGGCCCATACACAGGCATCTAATCTATCTGGCGACCCTAAAGACCCAAGAGGTTCCCACTGAACCATCTGATCCTCCAAGTCGTTAAGCCCTCTGACGTGTTTAACTCTGCCTTGCTCGTATAGTGCAGATACAGGTTCAGCCCTAGCCATCTTGCCTCTACTCGCATGAACGAGGCGTATGGGTAGAGCTTCATCTTCTGTGTGTAATGTGTGTCTTACCATGTCGCCGCCCTGATTCTTCTCGGCAACAATCCTATCAGCCATATGCTCTCTGTATAACTCAACAGCCTTAGATGCCCAAGCTTGAGGACTATAGTTTCCTGTATGATCCTCTAAGACATAAGCTGTACCGTTTACATCAACACCAGCTACTATGATACCAGTCATATCAGAGTCAGTGTTATTACTAATAGCAGGGTCTATGGCTACAACAATTCGGTTAAGTTGGGGGACGTCATCTTTGTCTACTTCGCAGTTAGATAGCAGTTGTCTGTTCCACAGGGCGCCAGAGGCTTCATCTAATATTTCTGCATATAACTCTTGCCTCCCAAGGCGTGTACCTTCATAGGTCTTCCTGATGGCGTCGATAAAAGTATCAGCGAGATTAGCAGAGTTGTCATAAGTGCTGCCCCTAGAGACAACCGTCTTTTCGTCATCAAGAATAGTCCGTATCAGTTTAGTTGTCTTAGGTGTAGTAGTGACAAAAACTATGGGTCGTTTACCTAAACGTAACCCAAACTGCATCATGTCCCATGTGTCTTGTGCATTTCTCCAAGCACATAACTCGTCACACCATGCACTGTAAGCCTGTGGACCCCTAAGTCTTTCTGGGTCCTCTGCTGAGAAAAAGACAGCTTTGGCACCATTAGCCCAAGTCATGCTGTTATTAGTAGGAGACCACACAGGATAACCCATGTCAGCCTTACGATAGGTCTTGTCGCTCTTGTGGCAAACATTAAGGAGACCTGAGTCTCCCTCAACCATAACTCTACGAACGTCTCCTTTAGTGGGGGCAACACAATGAACGATCCTATCGCCCATCTTGATTCTATGCCTGACCCACTCAGCTCCTGCTCTTGTTTTACCCCAACCTCGTCCAGCTAGAGCTACCCAAGTATTCCACTTACCCTCGGGCTCTAGTTGATCTGTTCTAGCCCAAAAGCTCCAATCGTATTGTAACTCTTGTGCTTGTTCAGGTGTTAGCTGCTTAAGTGCCTCTTGTACCTTACCATCAGATAAAGCTCTTAGAGATTCTGCTGTAAGCTTACGATTCGTTTGTTGTGTCAGGGTCTGCATCTGTATCCTTGCCCAAGAGGGTCATAAGGGCATCAATAGCACTTGAGTCCTGATCAGGGTCAGTATACTCGTCGGGGTCATTAACTGTGCTCTGAGGGCTCCAACCACCCTTACTACGCAAGAATAACTCTTGTGAAGCAAAGTGTCCCTCCATAGCTTGCTGCACGACTACATTACCAACTTTAGAGACAACCTCTGCTCTAGCTTCAGCTATGTCATTACCGTACAGCTTATAAAAGGTTCCATGAGAACCGGGAGCATTCTGATACCTACTAGCTACAGTAGCCATAATATCCTTAATGCTCACACCATCTTGAACCGCTTGCCTAACATATTTGGCAACAGGCTTACTATAGGGCAACACTTGATTCTTAGGGTAAGTCATAATACTTAAGGGTTCTTTCGTAGAACTTAAGGTTCTCTGGGGAAAATAAGGGGGCAAGGTCAGATACTCTGCGTCTCACTCATGAATATATTCGGGGAGGTGTGAGCATGACGCTTGCCGTGCTATACCACATAGGTATTCTTTTGTATATGTCAACCCCTAAAGTATAACTTTTTTGTGTCTTTCGTATAAGACACTGATTTTACACAAAAGAAAGTTTAGGGCACGGGGGGCTTATATCGTCTATTCCTTAATTGGGCAACAAAAAACATAAGTAGTCTTTAATTGGGCAACAGGATAATCATAAAAACTACAATAGTTACTACTACTAATGGTATGTCAGGTGTCAAGGTTCAAGTTCTTCTACAAAGACTTCTTCATTAGTTATAAACTCTAAAAGGTCTATAAGGCAATCCTCTTTAGTTTTATTTATATAGTAATACTTACGACCCTTATATTTGACAACACAATAAACACTAAAGTCTATTATCCTTTTGTTGTCATGATGTATTATTTCTCTAAAGTCTACTAGCATTGCTTAAGTGCCCTTAAGTTTTCATCATTAGGATTATTATTATAGTTGGCTCTTAAGAGTGCTTAAGTTCCCTAACATATGTATAACGTATGTTCCACTTAATTATTTAACTATTATGATTAAAACTAAAGTTATTGGTCTTATGTTTAACATACGTATAACATATGTTATGTCCTGTCCTGTCTTTGACATATAGGAACTAATTTTTATTTGTCAAGGGGTAGACTCTGAGAAAAGTGTATGAGTGCGACACTTTGGCACACTCTTTGTTATGCTAAGGTGTTTTTTATGTTGTAGATAGGAGCCCCAAGGTATTTTTTTATGTTGTAGATAGGAGCCCCAAGGTATTTTTTTATGTTGTAGATAGGGGTGCAATCGCCGGTGGCGAGAACCTAACCTTTAGAATGTAGGGGACCCATACCTAAGTACAGGTCCCTGGCTTTAGTCTATCCGAAACTCAAAAGGATAACCATAACTACCCAAAAGAGACCGGCGAGCATTAAAGACATCATAATGATATATAACATATCCCTAAGCATATCATTCGTCCCATTCGGCGGTATCTGCTACTGAAGTATCTATGTTCTCTACACTTTTGAGAGTCTCGGCAAATTTTGTACCTTTTGAGAGCAATTCTAGCTCCTTGGGTGTAAACACCGTCCTAAGGCTAGTCACCAGTAATGCCTTTGACTCAGGGCCATATGCTGACCCCCCATTAGTAAATTCTCTTACGTAAGAATTGATAATGCCGTCTAACATTTTGACTCTATTGGCCTCCGAAAGGTTAGGAAAGCGAGTGAACCCCTCCTTAACGAGGTCACATACAGTCGTAAGCATAACCCGTCTCAACACTTTTTGAGGGGCAATAGCATATTCGAGACTGGATTTTGCTCCTTTGTATAGGGAGGCATTCAAAAGGTTAGGTACTTTCTCGATAGCCGGGGTTTCAGTGTCTTTAGTCATGATAGTATCTCCAAAGGTTAGGGCCTATACTTTAGGCTATAAAGAGTCTCCTTTGACTCATAGGACTACTATGACATACTTTAGGGGTAATTGCAAGATCTATTAGGTATACTCAGAGGTATCATATGATAGTGACTATGACTGAGTAAATCTGTCAGGTAAATACCTGAGTAAAATAGTCAGGATTAGTACCTGAGTAAATCTGTCAGGTAAATACCTGAGTAAATCTGTCAGGTAAATACCTGAGTAAAATAGTCAGGATTAGTACCTGAGTAAATCTGTCAGGTAAATACCTGAGTAAATCTGTCAGGATTAGTACTTGAGTAAATCTGTCAGGATTAGTACCTGAGTAAATCTGTCAGGTAAATACCTGAGTAAATCTGTCAGGTAAATACCTGAGTAAATCTGTCAGGATTAGTACCTGAGTAAATCTGTCAGGTAAATACCTGAGTAAAATAGTCAGGATTAGTACCTGAGTAAATTTGTCAGGATTAGTACTTGAGTAAAATAGTCAGGATTAGTACCTGAGTAAATCTGTCAGGTAAATACCTGAGTAAATCTGTCAGGTAAATACCTGAGTAAATCTGTCAGGATTAGTACCTGAGTAAATCTGTCAGAAAAGGGGCAATCTGAGTCTTACTAAGAGTAATACTATGACCCCTACCGTGGGAAATAGCCGGACCCCTACCATGGGAAATAGCCCCCACCGTGGGAAATGGTCTGACCTCGCTTCGCTCATGGGGTCTGAGTCATACTAAGAGTAATACTATGACCCCCACCGTGGGAAATGATCTGAGTCTTACTCTTGCTCCGCAAGCGGCTCTGAGTCATACTAAGAGTAATACTATGACCCCTACCGTGGGAATTGGTTTTGCTCCGCAAGCGGCTCTGAGTCTTACTAATAGTCTTACCCTGACCCCTACCGTGGGAAATAGTCTGAGTAATCATATGATTAAGAGCCGTAGTTTACCCGTTTACTCAGGAAAATACTAAGACTCGGACTAAGAGTTTCCCCCCATCTGGACCTAATACTTTTGTTGCCCATAAGTCCAGTTCCCGCCAGTTCTCACAAAATCTCAGAGGCTAAACCCCGGTCAACAAAAGATATTCTTTCAGAGCACATTCCTGGACTTAACTATTAGCAGACCTCATAGAATAACTATTGTGATCACAAGCTGGGAATTTTGTGATCACAAGTTTCTGTATTTGTGATCACAATAGTTTAACTCTGAGTAAACCTCAGAGAACAAAAGTCTGCTTGACTTCTGAGGCTATTTCTGCTATGTTGATCTTGGGTCAGAATGTCTCTGGCCTGCTCATTCTGAGCTTTTCCTAATAGTAGAACCCATAGGAGAACTATTATGATTACTAGAGAACTTGCTGAGGAATACATGCCAGAACGGTGCGTAAGAGCTTGGGGACTGTCTCTTGAACAGTTCCCTAAGTATGAACTGAGCGACCACCCCGATGCTATGGGGCTTGCTCGTAGAGTTAGAAACCATTTCTATAATAGAATAAATCGGATAGCTCAGGAAGAGGTAGATGATTACTACTCCTCTGTGAGAAAAGCTAGAATAAGAGTTAATGATGCTTTTCTGAATAAGACTATGACCGAAGAACAGTGTGATACTCTATTACATATGCTCAAGAATACCTATTCGGAATATCGGTCGTTAATTAGTGACCAGATAGAACTTATAGTTGAGACTATGTTGCCGAACCATGACCCTAAGTCTGCGGGTTTCTTGGTTCTCTGGCTAGACCAGAAAGGCAGAGACCGTGGCAGAGACGGACGCATTACCCTGCGTTCTGGCAAAGGTCTCAGAAAGATGTTCCCGTGTCTTACTGATAAA